CTACGAAACCTCTTACATAAACTTCTCGGTCGCAGTTTGTAATAGTTATGCCAGATAGGCTGTTACCATAAACCACACCAATAACTCTATCACTTACAGCAGTATCCGTTCTACCAATTTGGGAACCAGTTACACCGTGTAATACAGATACATCATAAGTACTTTCTGTTAAATCCCCGCCTAAACCGCTGGATAATGTAAAGTTATAGTTCGTACCAATAAAAGCATTATCCTTTGAGAACGAAATCTTCTTTAATCTCTCCCCATTAGAAGTTAACTCAGGAACACCAAATAGTGATAAGTTAAAGTTATCTAAGTTCCACTCCGGAGTAGCAGAAATACTAATAGCTGAAGTCTCCTCAATAGTAGCACTAAGAGCGGAGGAACTAAACTGTGTAATATAATTATCTGTTACTGTTGATACCGTACCATCTGAAGACGGGTCATACATTGATTTAGCGTATAGCCTGTTTACGATCTCCAGTCCTGCGCCATCACCTTCCACTTTAATGTTATCTAAGTTTAATTCTCCTAGATCTCCGGAAGCAGCCACCTCAATTAGAACGGGAAATCTAATTACATCAGGTAACGCATCTACAGCATCCTGAAGAGTATTAAACACATTACCTGAAGCTGTAGCAGTACTTGAAACCACTAAAGTTGCGCCAGGAATACTTGAAGTAGGGTGCCCAGCTTTTCCCCAAAGGTAATCAGTTCTATCTTCTAAGTCATAAATAGGAAGGTTATCTTGCTCCCAATTATAAAAAGAAGATGTATCGAACTTCGTTACAGTAGCTTGCCAAGAATTTACAACCTCAACAGAACCGCTAGCAATATATAAGTCATTAGGATCAAACATTAGAATGAGATCGTCCAGTAAAAGATTAGTGAGAAGTCACTAGTTTTGATGATATTAGTAAATTTTCTGTAAGCTACCAATATAGGTCTGTCAGCATTATAACCTGTGTAGTTTTTCATAAACAACCCAATTTCATTTAGGGCTGCGTCGGCTCCATCTCTCTCTAACCCATTACAGGATTCAGAGTCAATAACGATAATATACCTTACAGAAGTTGGACCTACCTTAGCTATTTTATTATGTGGTACAAGAGAAAAGGCACTAGTATCTACCGACAAAGATCCGTTTTCTATCACATTATTTTCAGAAGTGATAAGATTACTAGAGCCACCAGTATACTCATTTACGGAGCTTAAAGCCCCAGATAATTGATATGTGCTAGAATCTTGTAGGTCGTCATGACCAGAAACACCTAATTGAATTCTATCTAGTTTAAAATCCAAAATGGTATCAGATCCAGAACCAGCAAATAAGTAACTCAACCCTACACCCATTCCAGATACAATGACATTATCCTCGTCAAATATAAATTCTGAGGTTCCATCATTATTAAGCTTTTCAATGGCTAAATGCCCTTTGATTTTTCTATCCATAACTATTTATATGTATACGTTAATTTATATTTTTAACTATTCATTGTGAAGTCTATATCCCACTCAAATATAAGGGAATAGTCGTCAGTCTTACTTATCGCGGGGAACTGCTTGTAGGCTACTAATAAAGCTTCGCCAAAAACAGCTTTAAACGGGTTGTTCATAAAGAGCCCAATTTCATTTATCTCTAGATCGTTAGCATCCTGATTATCTACAACAATTCTATGTCTTACCACACTGTCTGATACTTTAGTGATATTAGAAAGTGGAATAACTCCAAAAGGCTGATTTTCAAAGGTTTTACCGTACTTGGACATACTCTTTAGTACGTAATTAATAGTTTCGCTAGAATACCCATACTCCCCCAAAGAAGATAGTGGCCCAGCTAACTCCTGTGTCGTAATAACATCTAAAGTAGAGGTCCCAGATACACCTAATTGAAAATTAGTCATAAAATAAAGATCTAACTCGCTTTCAGAAGCAAATAATTCAGATAAACCTATTCCCATACCCGATACAATAGTATTATGATCGGAATATAAAACTTCCTCGTTATCCTTGGAAACTTTTGTAATGGTTAGGTAACCACTTATATTTGTAATATCTAAAAAGTTCAAAACGTTATAATCCACCTAATTATTAAAGATTCCATATTCTGCAAATCATCTGAATATGTTATATTTTGGGAGAACACTTTTTTACTATACAGCTTATATTTAATTGGGTTATTTACTGGAGTAAATTCAAATGGTGGTTGCATATTCTGTAATGTTTCTTCTAAATCAATTGCCCACAGACCCATAATAGTAATTCCACCATAGCATTCTGCTACTAAGGTGTCAGCCGCATTTAATCTTACAGAATAAAGGACTTCTCCTGTAGCTACGTTACTTGAAGTAATCAACCCATTATTGATATTGGTACCATCAATACCCTTAATAAACCCATACATATCAATAGCACTTAAACTATTTAATGTACTATTTCCCGGTGTAGAATAATAAATTGTGCTTGGAGCTAAATATGTTCCAGCAATATTGAATGCATATGCAGTTCCAGATGGATATGCCCCTATAGAGTTAAAAGCTATTCTATTTGCTTCTGTGTCCGTTAAACCAAACTCATCTATAAGATCCGCATATAGCCCTACGAAATTCATATTTTGACCCTCAAAACCTCCACTAAGGGCGGTTAAGGCTGAGAACTCTGGGGATATCTCTTCCAACTGTATATCAATAGGTCTTGGGGCTAATGGTAATGATATATTAGTGGAGGTATCTACAGAAGACATAGAATTAATATAAGAACTAGTACAAAAGAATAAGTTAGGTCTGGCCGCAGCGGCTTCAGCAACATCAAAACCTTCTACTATTACAGCACTAGAATGTGAGTGAGAATTAAAGCTTTGGGCGTCTTTACCGAACGATATAGCTTGAATGGTAAAGTTAGATACATCTAATATAGCCGAAGCAGCAGTACCTTCTAGACTAGGGGTTATAGTCATAATATCAGCTAAGAGTTCTCCCGCGCCATCCAAGACCATATTCTCTTCTCTGGCTATTAACTCCTCTTCTTTATATATTTCTACTATACCTAACATTACTGATCTGTAACTTCTATTTGTGTGTGCTGGTTATAAGCATTTGTTGATATTGCTGTCCAATCTGGATGTAGCCTATAGTTAAGTCTACTTCCGCCACTAACTTCATATTTAGCTGCTGTTAAGGTTGCGTCCCTGGAAGCATCCCCAACTATAAGGGAATTGAAGTAAGCAAATACGCTTTTAAGCTCTCTAGGACTCAATTTTATGATGTTTTCAAAATCTTCCGTACCTGAAACGTAAACCACTCCGGATGAATCTAGTCCAGATAAATCTATAATAAAGTTATTAGGAACAGATGCCATACACTCATTAGACTTATCTACTAAGCTAATAGAGTCCAAAACCATCAGTTTATTTGTAGAGGTATTAATAAGGTAAACTTCTACAGCATAATTTTGAGAGTCGGTGTGTACTTGGTTATTTACTTTATAATACTGTTCCGGGACAGATATAGGTTGGTTTTTTGTATTGAAATTTACAACAAAGTTAAAAAAGTCTGTGTCTTCTAATTGAGAAACCTTCTTACTATCTGTAGAGTCTACGGAACCTAAGCAATTATCATCTTTAGTAGTTTGCTCTTGTAGCGGTATATTATTTAGGTGAGATTGATTTATTACAATATTTTCAGTTAAATCAGTTACATTATGTAGTACCCAATTGCCATCAGAATTATAACTCCAAACCATTCCATCTACAGGATCAGTATGGACCCATACGCCTAGCGTAGCTCCACCTAATAAACCTAAATCAGTATCTAAAATAGTGGAAGATACAGTTAGTTGGAAGTCATGCTCTGGCGTAAGTTTATTATCGACATAACCTGCTAAGTCAAACTTAACCCTTGGTAATTTGTTTTGTGAGATTAATGTAATAAACCCATTATTTTTGAATGTGGTATTATTGGTTGTAGTTAGGTTAATGTACTCGAATTTATTGTTATCGCTAGATCCGGAAGGCATTACTAACTCTATAGCACTAACAACATGAGGATTTCTAAGCTCATAACCACCAACATAACAATCAGCTACAGTAGAAGCTACATAAGTTCCAGCAGATGCTCCATCTTCACTAAATAAACCACTACCTTCAAGTTCCTTTAGTTCAATTATATTTGAAAGCTCTTCAGTAACATAGGTTGTTGAAGATCCAGCTAAAGTTAAATTAGCATTATAAAAGATAGGTCCGTAGGTATGTGAGAATAAGTCTTTTCCTCCGTCTAGGTACTGGGCATAATAAGTACCTAAAATATGCCTATCAAAACTATTGGTATAAATCTCATATAGTCTATGTAGTGGGGACCCTAATTCGAATTCATCCACCTTAATATTTTCGGCAGCGTTAGATAATTTAGAAGCCTCACTTTGAACCTTATCAATTTCTACAGCAGAGTAATAATATACTTCCTCATTTCTATCAACCATAGCAGAGGCTTGGTCTAGTTGTTGCCTCCACCTTAGCATATGTACTAAAGCTATAAACTCGTCAGTAGCTCCTCTATCCATATATTGGGAGCAACTAGATATATCAAATTGGGCAAAACCTCTAGATGGATAAGTATTACTTACATCCACACCAAAATAGTTAGCGTCAGAAGTTAGCTTGGCACATTGACTATAAACTCCACTAAGGTTTTCATCTGTAGTTGGAGCAAAAGCTAAAGTGCTAGGAATAAACCCTAAAGGTAGCATACCTAGGGAATCTGTGTATGAATTTTCTAGCGTACTTACGGATAGGGCTAAAGGTTGGTTCAATCCAGTTCTAGTGAAGTGCCCTACTTGCTCCAATAAGAACTCGTAATCTCTTCTACGCTTGGCATTTCTAGCAGCCGTAACAGCAGTAGGTGACGTATACACATCATCAGTAACATCATCAAATCTAGATCTCTTATCCGTTACTGGGTCGTTACCGCCATACCTCATATCAACGCCTGATACAGCAGAGGTATATGATACCTGTTCTGTAAATTCAGGAGTTATATATGTACATGAATTATCTGATGCATCATATACATCACTAGTGTCAACAAACAATCCAATATTAGGGATGCTGTGGGCCGGGGAGAACTCATTTACTGTTCTAGCTAAATCCTGTACGACCTTACCTGAATCATTAGTTAGGTTTACAGAGGAGAAATCATAAGCACTAGCATCTAGGAAGATATTGAAATGTGAAGATTTGGCGTTCCATAAGCCTAAAGCATTAATATTGTTAATGTTTAAAGAATCAACAATATCGTCAAAGTTAGGTGGGTTCTCAAAACCAGACGTAAAGAATAGGAATGAGTTATTTAAGTTGATTCTATCACCAGTACCTAAAGTATTACCGGAAATATAATCCATAGCACTACCAGCAAAAGAAGCAGGTACGCCAAAACATTCAAGCCTCTCTTGTAGCAAATCTAATAGATTCTTACTAAGTAAGCAATCTACATAAAACTTCTCATCGTCAAAAGGAGGAATTGAATATTCTTTATCTCTATAGTTAAAGACAAACTCTGGATCTGATAAATCAAACGCAGTATTATTAAAGATAAAGTTTTCTGGGTATTGTAATACACAATCTAATAGGATTTTATCTACAGCATGATCCACAGATTCTTCAAAGTTATTAGGTGAATAGACAGTTCCCATCTTATCAGCCAACTCTGATGTCCATGTAGATAAATCTACAAAGTATGGTGATTCTGTTATAAGGGAGAATTTAATGATATATGGTACATATGTTTCATATAACGTAGCTAATAAAGACGAAACCTCAAAGGTGTTGTCTGGTAGGATTCCATTTATAGCTTGTTGGATACCAGCAACAGTACCTTTTCTCTTATATACAGTTACAGCATTTCTTAGCTGTAGCCTCCAACTATCCTCATCCTCCCCAAATAAATTCCAACCTATAAGTTTGGCTATTAGTGGTAGTTGGTATTTAGGGCACTTCTCAATATTGTAAATAGCTTCTAAATCATTTACAGTATCGTTTGTATCGGAGATAGCTATAGATATAGATCTAAGCAATCTATAGAAAGCTCCTTTAAGTGACGTGTCTTCTAGTAGGGTTGCATCAGAGATATAATCTTCAAACGCATCTCTTACTTTAGTGTCAGCAGTATCAGAAAATGATTCTGTGTATATAATGTCTACTAAAGTAAGAAGTTTATCTAGATTTTGTGTGCCACTAGTGTACGTCCCTGTTCCGGCTACATAATCTTCAGGTATAAACGCTCCAATAGACGATAGTGTAGAATAGTTTCTCCAGACAAACTCTGTAAATAACTTAACTCCGTCTACAGTTTTTAACTCACCATCAACAAATAATTTCTCCGCTAATCTAGCACCTACAACAGATGATGGATCCCAAGAATCCCCAGAAGTGTTAAGTAAGTAAAACCAAGATAGATAATCTACCAAATACTCATGGGTTGAGCTAGCATCACCAGCAAAATCTAAGGTAGGCTCGTTTAATATAATGTTGGGTAGTACGCTTGCATCTAAATAAGTTTGGAACTCTGCGCTAGAATCAAATGATCCAAGTTTAACTCCTAAAGTTTCTAGGATATTACTTTGGAAGTTTTGCGCGTTAATATCCGTTTTGTTATTTTGTTTTATAAAGTATGGTGAGATTCCAGCTATAGTTGCTATAGACACGTCCCCAACAGAAGAAACATCTATAATAGAATTAAAATCATTAGAAGCTAATAAGTGACTATTGATTACCTGTGCTACAGGATCAATCTCTATTCCGCTTAAAGCTAAATCATCGTTAATATAGAACTTAGGAGTAATAATCTCCAGAACTTCTACATAATTTCTCTTATAGTATTTCTTACTCATTATACCTTATTAACATTAATTGTTAAGTTATTTAGTTGAATGATTTCGTTGAATTCTATTACAATATCACTATCGTAATTATCAATAGTAGAGAATCTAACGTCTTGGATTTGGAAAACCTCTTTACTTAATTTTCCTAAAGATAAATCTTCTCCAAAATCCCTATTATTTGAGGATAGGTAATTTTGTAAGGTTTGCGCCACATTAGCTTTAATGGCTTCCTCCCTCTGATCTAATTCCTTATCAATAGTTATAGTTATAACTAAATCTATGGTTCTTATTAAACCATCGACAATAACTACCTCGTCAGTAATCATCTTCTTAGTGTCTATACTGCCAAGTAAGCTATTCTTGAACGACACGGAAGCTTTTTGTAGTTGTGTATCACTAGCCTTCTCTAACACATAAATATCAATGATATTGGCAGAACCATAAGCCTTTCTAGTAGCTACTGTAGCTTTAGAAGAAGATCCTGAATCGCTAACATATGAGTTAATAAATGTGTTGTAATCCTCTAAGGTTACCAACCTATCTTGGGCTTTAAAGGTTAGGGGTGCATACTTCTTCGCAGAGTCAGCACTTTCAGCGTCTAAACCTCCTGTAGCTTGTGAAGAGTTTCTTAACCTTGGAGTATATGCTGTAGTACTTCCAGACGCGGCTACAGAAACATCAATAACATCTTCTAATATGTTACCTCTAGTACCACCACCTACTCTATAAAACACAGTATATGTTCCACCTATAGGAGCTGCTTTACCAGATTGACCATCACCAAATAAAATGGTTGCAGAGTAATCATCGTTATATGATACTTGGAAAATCTTATCAGAGTTTCCTGAAGCGTAGTATAAGTTATCTACTTGTGTCCAAGCTCCAGATGCATCTGAAGCGTGTGTAATATAGACTTGGACGCTCTGTTCTACGATAGGAGTTTCAGTTAGTGTGATAGATTGGATAGTGTCAGTACTTCCAAATCTCCCTGTTTGTTTTACTAAGGCACCCTCTAATAGAGCTAAATTAGACCAAACAGTACTTGCAGTAGAATCTGATTCCGTTACATCTAATACAATATCACCTTCAGCGTTTACTTCATCAATCAACCCATTTGCTGTTTTATACAAGGTATAGTTTAGAGGTGCATTATCTTCTGGAGAGGTTACAACTACTACTCTGTCCTGTGCATCTACTGTTACCTCTGTATCTAACGTAACAGATTGGAAATCAAGCTCTGCATTAGATACAGCAGAGATAGGACCTTTCATATTTACGCCAATAAGTTGAAGTAGTTTTCTAACACTATTTCTATCTTTAGCTGTCTCTATGAAGTTCTCATTAGCTAACATATCAGCCTTTAAAGACATAACAGATCCCATATAAGCTACCATTTCAAGTAGAAATACCCCTAAATCTGACTCTACAAAGTTGTTGTAGTCCAAAGGGTAGAACGCTTGAACGTATTGTTTTAGTGCAGCTAAAATAGAATCAAAATCATCAACAGAAAAATCAATATAATCTGCCTTCTGATCGTCCCTTGTTTTTAGTAATTTTATAAAATCTGATTGAACGTTGATAGTCATTATCCTACTTGTACTCCTACATCAATTCTCTGGTTAGTGTCTTTTTCTACAACTTGTAATGAAATATTGAATCCTGGGTAACCTTCGTATGTTATACCTTCCGACTCCGAAATAATAAGTTTAGTAATTTTTACCCTAGGCATAAACAATGCCATAGTCTCTACTATATGATCTCTAATCTCTTCTGATAATTCAGAATCTAACGGTTCAAATAGGTAATCGGCTAGGTTGGTTCCAAATTGCGGCAACATAACTCTTTCACCCTTAGAGGTTTGCATCAATTGGATGATATTATTCTTTATAAGTTCTGCTCCGGACTGCTTTCTAGCATACCCCTTAGAGATAGATTTAAATGGATATGCTAATCCTATAACCTTCTCTTGTGTTGCTCGTACAGATTTATTAACCTCCAGAGCTACTTTCTTTCCAAATCTAGTAGTTGCCATTATGTTGCGATGTTAGTAAAATACCCTTCTTGGGCATTATAGTTTTGTAGAACCTCACTACTATCTAGTGCTTTTGCATAGAATTTTAAACTTCCTACATGGGCTTTTAAACCTGTATCCTGATCTAATAAACCTTGTAAGAAATCACCACCTAAAACCCAAGGAGTATATTTTGATGGGTTTAGCTTTGGACCAGTAGTAGGGTTATAACTAGAATCTAAGGCTGGGCTAGGAAGATTAGCTGTAAAGTAATCATCTACTCCAAATACATTTTTCATAGTGTCAGAAGTCAATAGATTACCGTTTAGATAAATACTAGCCAAGTTATTTTTAGGATCTACTGTAATACATACATTTACAAAGGAAGTTGCTATACCTTCTACGCTAATACTATTAACGTACATATCTCTAGAGGCCACCAAAGAACATAAATTATCCTCTTGTATAATGCATCCATTACTATCTGTTTTGTGAATATATCCAACAGAGCTTGTACCATAAGATTGAGTAGGAGCTACATAAAGAGATAGGTATGTGTCAGGATGATTTATTGCTGAAGAGTCTGTATGTGCGAGGCCGCTAACAGTTCTTCTATCTGTAGTGAACCCAATCTCTAATCCCCTAACAACATCAGAAGATTTATCTAATTTTAAAATTCCTGAAGTTATAGAGTTATTACTACCGTTATTAGCGCACGTTAGTAATACTTTTTTAAATGGAGTTTGTGCCCAAGAGGTCTCATCCTCTAAGGTTGGGCTGTGTACCCAAAAATCAATAGTAAACCCGGCTTTCTTATATGTTAGATCTCTGTACTCATCTGTATCAGGAAGCATTATATAGTTACTTGATGTTCCATCTAAATAAGGAATACTTAAACCTGACACAAACATTGAAGAGCTATCTCCTGCCGCAAAACCAAAGTTACCTACTCCCTCACTATTAACAACTTTATAATTACTGTAATCATATGATGTTTGGGTTGGGTAAGTATGCGCCTCTAAGAAGTTATAAACTCCTATGATTTCAGAGGTTACGATCTTATCAGACAAACTTACAATAGTAGTTGAAGACCCGTCTACAGAGTCTACAGTAACAATTTCTCCAGAACCTACGTCACCTAAGTTTAGGTGGTTAAAGCTTGATACCTTGGTAGAGTCAGCGACCTTTACGAACTTAGGCTCAACTGGTAAGATTACTCCATCAAGTTCTCCTTGTCTAAAGATTAGTTTTTGTTGCTTGTCTAATTCCGGTACAACTACTTCATTAGTAATATAAGAGAAATCATTTACAGGAACAGCCTCTTCTTTGCTAGAGGTTCCACTAAATTTTACATATAGCTCAATTTGTTTCCTTCTTTTATTAAGCTTCTCCTCATACTTAGCTGCTACTGACTGTAAGGATTGTTTTGAGTTCACAACCAAAGCTGAATCTTCGTCATAACCAGAAGCAGTTAGTTCTGTGATATGTGTTTTGATGTCCTCAATTTCTTTATTCTTTTGTCCCTTAATTTTATTTAGTAATGGGTCGATAGCATAATACTCATCAAAAGCTTTTGAAGTATCAATATTATTGATATCAAATACTGTATCAGCATAAGTAGCGAACGTATCTTTATCTACAGATTGACCTTTACCGCCTAACGCAGCCTCATGCTCTAACTTCCACTCATCCCCAGATTCAGGAATAGAGCTTAGGAAAAGCTCTTCCACATCAGGGATACCACCATTTTGAGCGTCATAATACATACCATCAATTGATAGTAAGAATGTTCCAGTAGTTGACTGTGGAGGTCCAAAAGCCAACCTAAATGGAGATTCAAACTCTACTGTTTGGTCGGATAGATTTAAGGGCTCTAACGTAGGATCTTGTGCTCTAGCAAATAGTTCAGCATTAACAGCTTCTTGTGAAACAGCTAAAGTAGTAATAAACTCAACTGTAGTATCAATCTCCTCCTTGTAGCCTAGAAGTGGACCAAAACCAAAAGCAAAATCTTTAGGTTCTTGTTTACTGGCTTCCCACGCAAGAAACTTAGAAATACATTGCATCAAATCCTCAATCTGTTCCGCTGTACCTAAAGCAGAAGTTAAACCCCCGGCAATAAAACCTTGAGTCTCGGCTAACCATTCTGACATTTTTCCAAAGAATCCAAGAGAGTCTTCATCAAGGCCGAAATCTTTGTTCTCTTCATTCCAAGAAAATTTGCCAGTTACAGGATCATAAACCCATAAACCATTATTGAAGAAGTAATTATTAGTCATACTTTCAATAGAATTGAAAGCCTTGGTTTTACCGGATTCAAATGATTTAGAGATATTAACTAAGAAACTACTAGGTAATAGTTTAATTAAGGCGGTTTTGACTAAATCCATTACGCAAGTAGGAACTCCGTAAATAGAATTGATACTTTTGAAGATATCCGTTTCATTGAATACGGACTCTGTGAAGTCTAGGTCATCTACATATTGACCAAAATCTTTTTTATACTCGTTGAAACTACTCATTGAAATCGTTCTCTGGTAAATCTATATCCTCGTATGCTGAAATTGGAGGCTCTGTATATGCTAGGTTAGTTATTAATGGTGAGGGTGGACTAGGAATAGTGGCATATAAAGAAACAATCGAGATATTTTTCAGAATTGCGTCGATGGCATCCAAATTAAATATATCCATAGTTACTACATTAATAGCTTCTAAAGCCTTTAGGTTGATAGATCCTGACGCATCTAAGTTGATATCACCTCCAGCTTTTAGATTGATCGACCCGTCAGGATCTGAATTAATTAGGTTGATTTGCCCACCTTCTGAATATGAATTAATATTTACATCGCCCGTGTAACTTCTTAAATTGATATTACCAAAGATCTTAGCGGCATCATCACCTATAGCTGTATTAGTAATATTGATATCTTGTCCTTGGGTTTGGATATCTATTCCCCCCTGTAAGGATTTGATTACAATATTACCTTGACATTCCAAACCAATAGCTCGTCTACCTC